TCCTCCTTCGCAGGTTTGATTCAACCTTAGCCGATAAAAGTCAAAGCGGCCCGGCACCACCCTGCGTGTGGGTGCCGGACCGCTCGACTTGTTCGTCCCATCAAGGGACTACTTCAGACGTGAATCAGGTGTTCGCGCCGACGTAGTACTTGATGTGGCTCGTCTGCGGCAGGTTGCCGTCCACGCGCATCGTGGCGCGGAACGTGACGAGGTCCGCATTGAATGCGTAGTCGTCGCTGCGATCGAGACGCAGACCGCCCGCCATGCGGACGTAGTAGCTGGGCAAGTGGCCGAAGAGGACCGACTTGGCGGCAGTTGCCTGCGATGCCATTGCCGGGTTCTCGTACACCGGGAAGTTCAACAGCTGGTCGTTGCCATCTGCCAGCGCGGGGCTGAAGATGTAGAAACCAGCGGTGTCCTTCAACTTGCGGACCGCACCGAGCGAGGCGGTGTTCATCATCCAGCCGACGCCGGGGAGACGACGCGCCGCACCGTCAAGGCTGTACGCCAGGTCGATGAGGTTGTCTGCGGTGAACTGACCGGTGACACCCGTGCCACCCGTCTTGCCGAGCGCGGCAGCCGTGACGACACCCTTCGGTGCGTTGGTGCCCGAACCGACCGTCAGGTCGTTGTTGACCTTGTAGCCGATTGCGTTGCCGGTTTGCGTGGCGATGAACGCCAGGATGTCGACGCCCGAGTCCTCGATGAGTTCGCGGGACAGCTGGATCAGGAACGAGTACTTGTACGCGCCCAAGGTGATGAAGCTGTTGAACGTCGGGTCGGACTCGTCGATGGCCGTGCCTTCACCAGTGATTGCCGCGGTGGACCAACCGGCCTGCGACGGAATCTGGAGGTTCTCGCCACCAGCCGTGCGAAGCACGGTCGAGGTGTCGAGCATCGGGCCGACGAGACGAGCCTGCTCGATGACGCGGTCGAAGAACGACGTCGGCACCGGAGCACCGCTCGACGTCTTCACGACGTCACGGGTCTCGAAGGTGAACGAACGGGTCTCGCCACGGGCCATCGAACGGAGGACATCCGAGTCGTTGGAAACGTGCTGGGCAGCCGGACGCACTTGGGCAGCGATCTCGCGGGTTGCCGCTTCAATCTTCGCCTCGCGCTCGGCATCAGCCTTGAGGGCTTCGATGCGAGCAGCGCGCTCGTTGAGCTCAGCGTTCATGCGCTGATAGCTCTGCTCTTCTTCTGAGGTGAGGTCACGCTTTTCAGATGCAGCCTTGTCGAGAAGGGCTTTGGCCGCTTCCCAAGCACGCTGACGCGCCTCGACCTGCTGGTCGATGTATTGCTTCATGGTGTGTTCCTCCACGGAACGTTGTTGGGGTCGCAGGGATTTTCTCACCCGGACAGGCTCCTGAACCGGCACCTTCCTGCGGCTCCGCAGCGAAGACTCTTGACGAAGTCTAGACGAGCTTGGCTTGCAGTTCAAGTTGCTTGGCGAGCAACGAAGTCGGAATCTGCTCCGGCTTCTTGCGCAACTTGCCAACCACATCGAGTAGCAACGAAGCCTGCTCGTCATTCAACTCTGAACCAGCTTCAAGCACCGTGATTGCATCGGCGAGTTTGTCGACGTCGGCCGCTGTTCTTTCGGCGAGTTGATCGAGGCTGCGAACCGATGCGCTGGTCGCCTGGTATGCGGGGAAACCCGTCACGACAGAAACTTCATAGAGACGAACTTCTTTCAGTTCGCGCACCATTCCGTCATCCGACCACGAATCACCTTTCGGTGGAACCGAGAAACCGAATGACATTGAGTCGACGTCGCCGCGCTGAATCAGCGTTGACAAATCGCGGCCGACGGTCGTGTCGGGCAAGTCGGCTTCAACTTTCAGACCTTTTGCATCTTCCATCAAACGCAATGTCTTTGCGCGAGTCGTCGCAAGAAGCATCGACGAATCATGGTTCAGATACATGCGGATGTTGTTCTTCGATTTGAGTGAACGCTTGAATGCGCCAGGAGCAATTCTTTCCACGAATGGCAGCGGCTCCGAATCGGAGTTGAACACTGCGGCGTATCCGCTGAACGACATGCCGTCACCGGCTGGACCTTGCCTGACCTCGAAATCGTTGACGGTTAGCCGACGGGTCTCAATCTTCTCGGTCATGGGTGACAATGCTAGTCCGTTGCGGAGATTACTTGTCCACGAACAGTCTTGACAAGCGGGCAAGAGTGACCAGGTATCCGAGGCGGCCTTCCTCTTCCCGCACACGCTCAGCCTGACGCTCGAACCATTGCATCGCAGGTGACGGGTCGAGCGGGTTGATTCCCCACAGATAGAACGCGACCGCGCCCGCACCGGGGAACCCGTCGTTGTCGGCGTCGCTGTTCTGCGGAGCTTCCAGGTCTACCAGGTGTCTTGCTCCCCAAGCGTTTGCACGAATGACTTTATCCTCGCTGATTCTTCCCGCAGCCATCTCGCGGGCCTCACGAATAGTTCTTGCCACAAGACCGTCACCACCGAGACCCTGCCCGTAGTAGTCGAGACCTCTGCGGGCCGCTTCACGAATGTAGGACGGCACGTCAAACGTGAGCTGCCTGACGTAGTCGATTGGTGGCTCGTCGAAATACGGTGCGTCTTCATCGTTGACGTCTCCACTCTGCACTTCTTGCCCTGGATTGTCGTTGGGTCCGCCGTGCACTGGTGCCCATGCGTTGCAGTAGTACGCGGATGAAACTTCCGCGTCCCAACGTTTGCAGTAGAACTTCTTGAAGAACCCGCAGTTGCCGCAGTTGCGATTCGCTGGCACGTCGGCGGTGACGGCTGGACGATAGTTGTCTGGAAGTTCGCGGTCCTCGAGCGAGTTCGATTCTGTGTACCTTGGGTGATCTGGATGCAGCAAGTCGTTGTCGCCGACATACGCAGGATTCTCTGGTCGACCGGTGCGAGCAAGGAACAGGAACGCATTGACGCGAGCCATCGCCCACGCACCTCGAGACACGCCAGGACGATGCGATGTCGAATAGGCACCGGCACCGCGACGGTAAACGGAACGCAATGCACCGACACGTACCCGAGTCCATTCGGGTCGGTCACGGTCGGCCATGTCTTGGTTGTGCTGTTCGGCTTTGTTTCCCAACGCGGTCTCGGTAGCAGCATCAAGTTCAATGTCGCCGACTTTGCCCGCAGCCGAACCAGGCTCGTTTTCTTCTGACCCGGTGATTTGGTCTTTTGGTGGGGCGGGTGCATCGGCCCTCGAATCGACATCGTCTTCGTCGGGTTCGTCTTCATCGTCGTAGTAGTCATTTCGCTCGCCACCGGGCTCCATGTCCTCGGCAATCGACACCGCGACCATCTGGTCGATGGCCGCCTGCTTCGACGTGTGGCAACCGATGACTTCTCCGTCTTCCTTCTCGACCGCCCAGCCTGAGCAATCGGGGTTTGAGTCGGAGATGAAGTACGGCATCAGGCGTCCGGACGTGTCTGAAGAACGGCAATCATGTGACCAGTCTTTGTTGAAACCGCATAGAGAAGATTTCCGGTCGGAATTCGCAAATCAATCGTTTCACCCTTCAAGATTGCGAAACCGTTGCTCGTCGTCACACCAGCACCACCGAGATAGACCGTGTCAGTGTTGTCAACGTTGTGCACATGAACGTGACCTTCCATTTGGAACGCTGTCGTGATTGCGACGGCAGCCGTACCGACACTCACCTGATTACTGAAAATCGCCATACGTCACCTCTCAGAGCATCAACAATACTTGCAAGTCATCGTCCTCGGCGACGAACGTGATTTCACCAGAAGCTGACGCCTTCACACTCGCCACGATCGGAGTGCAATACGCCTGCACGGTTTTCGGATTCGCAACGACGACTTCAGGTACCAACTCGACGACAGGCTCAACCTTCTTCGGTCGCGGCTTACGTTGCCGATACGGCTGACCACCAACGAACTGCTGAGGCTGCGGCGGCGTCGGCTGCGGCGTCACCGTCCCGGTCGCCGAAGCATCCAATCCGCCAAGCGGCGCATCACCGACAGCATCCGCCGAGACAATGCCATCAGCCGAAGCCACGAGACCGCCCAGGACGGTCTCTGCTGAGCCGACCACGGTGATGACACCAGTTGCCGCCGAAGTCGCTTCTCCGAGCCCGGCAGACGCCTCTGCGACGATTGTGATGCCAGCAGCAGCCGTTGCTATCAGTTCGCCAAGCAGGGCATCAGCCGAAGCAAAGATTGTGATGTCACCCGATGCTGAAGCGGTCAGACCGCCGAGCGGTGCGTCAGCCTCGCCGGTATCGGAGACGATTGCCGAACCCGAAGCGGCCAGACCGCCGAGGTCGGCTTGCGCATCCGCCACCACCTCGACATTGACCTCGGCAACCTCCGCCAACAGTTCGCCGAGTTGTGCGTCAGCGGTCGCTGTGATGACCGGGGTGACCGTGCCGGTCGCCGACGCCGACAATCCGCCGAGCGGTGCAGCGGCTGTTGCGGGTGTGGTGAATGTCGTGCCGTCGAGGACGCCGTTGCCGTCAAGCGGTGACGTATCGAGAACGAACGCTGGTGACGGACCGTCGAGTCCTACGTTGGCGTCGTCGAGCTGCGACTGGTCGAGGTAGAACCGTGCGACCATGACGGCCGCTTATGAGGCGAGCGTCAGTGAGACCGTGAGTGCGCCCGAAGAGATCGTGAATGTGTCGCCTGCGGTGTAGGCGTTCGCGGTGACAGTTCCCGAGAACAGGAAGTTTCCTGCCGAGACGTTGTCCCAGGCGGTGAAGTGTGTTGCGTCTTGCGAACCGGCGATGTTCGTCCAGGTGATGTCGGCATCAGATGCGATCGAGCCCGTCGAAGCGGCTGCGAACGACGCCGCTTTGCGTGTCGTTTCGGTTGCCGCGTTTGATGTGCCGTTCGCGCCAGGGTCACCGACGTGCAGTTTTACATACACGGTCGCCACAGCGAAAGAAGTGTTGTTGCCGACCGCATCAAGCCATGCGTTCGCCAAATACGAAGAGATACCTGTTGCCATCAGCCTTCAACCCTTTCCACGATTTCAGTGATGCGACCGTCCTCGCCACGCACCACCTGACGCACCACGGTGCGCTGCTCTGGGACGTTGACGTTGACGACTGTTTCTGGCACGTTGACGACCGGCGCGTCGACATGCACCGAAGGCGGTGCGACATGAATGACTTGCTCTGGCATGTTCAGATTCAGTTCTCGTTTTGAGTTCACTTCGTATGCGGCTTGCGGATCGGCAGGACTGACTGTTGCAAGCGGCTGCAACTGCGTAGATGGCAGACCGGTGTGGTCGATGCTCGGCATGTCGAGAGCTGCGAGTACCCCAGCCGGGTCAAATCCTGCGAGCACGAGTCGTTGCGCAATCAACGACTTGCGATCGAGATCGGCGAGGTTGGCTGCGGTGATGTCAATGTTGGCGAGCGGTACGCGGTATGCGTCTCCGCCTTCGATTGGTGACATGTCCTCAAAGCGACGCACATCGTTGACCGAAAGATAGCCGTTCATCAAGCCTGATGAATATGAGGCGTTGCGTGCGGAGATGTCGCCACGCAGAAGTCCCGCGGTGGTGAATCGAATGAACGCACGACCCGCCAATAAGACGCTGTATTCGGACTCAAGTTTTGACAGGTATGGGACTAAAGAATGCTGCAGGAACGAAAGTTGGTTGGCCTCTACGGATGCGTAGCTCATCGCACCTGGCGTCGTCACACCGATCATTGACGGCGGCACACGGAAGATGCGAGCAATCTCTTCGACTGCGAACTGGCGTGATTCGAGGAACTGTGATTCGTTCGGGTCGACGCCGGTCTTCTGGAATGTTGCGCCACCGAACAGGATGCCTGGGCGATGCGAACGACGCA